TGGATACTTCATGGAGGAAACTTCTTCGAAGTATACGTACACGTACGTTGGCGATACGCGAATGCGTAGAGCTGGCGTACGACCGTGGTCCCTCGAGACGTCGACGAAGACGAAACGAAGGATCAAGGCCACACCTTATGGCTTTGGTCTCAACTGGGATGGATTCTCATCCTCCCAGAAGGCCACTATCGCCGCGCTCGGCATGAGCCGTAGCTAGGCGATGATGTACTTCTTGTGTTGAAACGCCAATGGGAGCCCAATCAAGCTCCTAGGAGTGATGCCTATGTCATTCACCGAACCTCTATCCGTCAACGCGACAGGTAGCGTCCAGTCGCTCCCACGCACCAGCGTGGAAGGCGACCAGGCGATCTACTCGTCGTCTGACGGGAACGTCGTCATTACCGCTGACCACACGGTGGCCAAGCGGATTCGACGCGTTCTGAGGCTCGACTTGCGAAAGCTGAGCCCCGATTCGCATAAGCCGTCGGAGAATGTCGCTGTGACGATGTCAACATACATCGTCTTCGACCTTCCCATCGACGGCTATACGAACGCGGAGGCTCTCGTCGCCTTTAAGGGCCTCACGGCCCTCATGGCGGCAAGCTCGGACGCCATCACGGTCAAGCTCCTCGGCGGCGAGTCCTAACGGACTCGCTTTCGTCGATCTTGATTTAGACGGTGCCCAACGATAGGGAGAAGAGGCATCCTGCCTCTCCTCCTCGACCAACCCGGACTGATACCCCGGGCCGTCGAAGCACTGACAACGACCCTCGAACAACCATCACCAAAAAGGTGCTGGTCATTTCGATCGTCGTAATCGATGCTCTTTATGTCGTCGCAGGTTACCTTCTCGGAAACCCAATTCATGGGTGCTTCTAAGAAGGCAGTGAATTCCACTACTGTCGACGTGGTCTATTGTGCAGCCAGTCTAACTGACCGTGCTGTACTAATAGTCACCTTGCGGCCGGGAAGAATCCCGACTGACGAGGCCCACATCGCGATCCGTGATTTTCTCGACGCCCTACAGGCGTTACAGAATCTCCGGGACGTGTAGTGTGTCTAGTACATCTGTGGTTTGACGTAGGCTATGGATCTGCCACCCCAACGAAAGGAGGGGGACAGTGAAAAGCCTGACGTCACTCTGGTCCATTGCAGCCGTTGAGTTGGCTGCGCGATGCTGCACTAGCGCCAACCGTGACATAAACACTGTCACGGTCCGAACTGAACACGAGGGGTTATCGTTTCTTGCGATAACCCTGGCGGACTATGGAAAAGTCATCCAAAAATGGCTTGACCAAGGTTTCGTCGTGCCTCCGGACTGCCCTGCCTTCAAAAAGCAGAGTGGTCCTACCGGTCTCCCTGTATTCCTACAAGGTTTCCTTGCACGTGTGTTCAATTCTGACACTGGTGTGCTGTTGGATGAACCGTGCATCGAGTCAATCTATGCTCTTCGTCAACTAACGTTGATGTTTAGCAAGATTGCCCTTCCGTCTCAAACCCGCAAGGGTATGAGAACGAAGGTTGCTAACCGAAAGGTTGTCAGCCCTCGCCGCGAAAGGCAAGCGATGCAAGACTTCATTCAGTGTGAGAAGGACATCCGGACATACGATGATCTTCTTGATCCCTCCTATATGGAGGATTTCAAAAGGATGTCGAATGAGCTCTTTGGCGAAGTCTTTGCCAAAGTAGATAGAGATATCTATTGGGCGCGTTTGCTCCCAAAGCATGGTCCAGGCGCTGTCGCAGATCGTCTTTCCAGCAATGGGAAGTACAATCTGCGCACCTGGACATCCAGGCTTCAGCCAGTAATGCCGGCTGAAGAGTTCCTCATCCCTAATGGCTCTTACAAGAGCCAGCTGGGTGATGAACTAGATGTCCTCGAACCCGGTTCCGAGATACCTGTAAGGGTTATCACGGTTCCTAAGACGCTCAAGTCTCCTAGAATCATTGCGATTGAGCCTACTGCGATGCAATATGCGCAGCAGTCTCTCTTGCATGCGATTCTCGGTGCGGTTAAGGAGGATGGTTTCCTCTCCCGCACTGTCGGATTTGACGATCAAGACCCTAATAGGGAACTTGCTCGTCTGGGATCCCTCAGCGGGGATCTCGCTACGCTCGATCTGAGCGAAGCTTCCGATAGAGTCTCGAATCAGCATGTACTTGCCATGTTGTCTGAATATCCGCATTTGACAGCGGCTGTTCAAGCTTCAAGGTCAAGAAAGGCTGATGTACCTGGCCATGGCGTTCAACGCCTTGCCAAGTTCGCCTCTATGGGTTCAGCTCTCTGCTTTCCGATTGAAGCAATGGTCTTCACGACATTGATCTTCCTCGGGATTGAACGAGAGCTCAGCACTAACCTGTCCCGCGGACGCCTCATTGAGGAGTTCGACGGTAAGGTGCGCGTCTTCGGTGACGATTTGATCGTCCCCAGAGACTATGTGCTGTCAGTCGTTGACGAACTGAGTACTTTTGGGTACAAAGTTAACGTCAGCAAGTCTTTCTGGACCGGAAGGTTCAGGGAGTCTTGCGGACGGGAGTATTACGACGGACATGACGTTAGTATCGTCAAGGTCCGCGAAGTTCTCCCGACGCGACTGCAGGATGCGAACGAGGTAATTTCTGCGGTTTCTCTTCGAAATCAGCTCTATTGGGCTGGTCTCTGGAAGTCCGCGGATTGGATGGATGGATATTTGGGTCGACTTCTCAAGGTCTTCCCGAATGTTGCTCCGTCCTCCTCGTTGTTGGGTAGGGAATCGGCATTGGGATATCAATTCCAACGCCTTGACCCGAATACGCACGGCCCCCTAACCAAGGGCTATAGCGTGCGTGCCAAGCTTCCTTCAGATCCATTGGAGGGGGCAGGTGCCCTTCTCAAATGTCTCTTGCGAGCTGGCCCTGAAACGGGTTGGCTTGACTTCAGCCTCCGTCGTGACAATTGCCACGACGAGCCAGAGGTTGATACCGAGCATTTGGAGCGTTCTGGACGCCCCAAGCACGTCAGCATCAAGCTTGGGTGGAACTCACCGTATTAGTATGGTGAGTGAGGCTTAGCGCCTTGTAGGAGAATTCCAATCTCTCCTGCTCCGTGTGGACCGCTATCAGGCAGTCCCCAGAGAGTAGAGCAGCCGGCTGCACCCTTTCGAGGGTGCGTCCCGCCCGCGAGGGCGGGTTGGCCCGGCGGCCATGGAGATGCATTT